ACAAACAGTCAGATAAAACAATTTGATGCCGCTATTGCAGCACAGCACATTAGAAAAACAGCCCTTTCCTACAGAGGTGAAGGGCAAATAATGTCTGAAGACGATACATCTGAAATAGATGCTACTAACATGATTGCATCTCAGGGATTTAAACCGGGGGTATTTCACCAGAGAGGTAAAATGAGTGGCTACTTTATAAAAGATAACAGTGGTAAGTTTATACCAATTCAAAAAGATCAACTAGAATCATACAGACAATAAGGAATACAAATGGCTGAGTCAGATGTACTAGAAAAACCTGAAGTTAAAGAAGAAGAAGAAAACAACAAAAAACCTCCTGTTGTTGAAACTACTGTACCCACAGAAGATAAAACTTCTGAAAATAAAGAAGACAGTGGCGTTGTAGAGACTATAAAAAAAGGTGCAGTCGAAGTAGGAAAAGCAGTTGATACAGGTCTTACCAAACTTGGTGAGTCAGTTAGGTACATGGAAGACGTGCAGAACCTCACAGCAGTTGCTCCTATATTTGGATTTGAACTTGCAGCTACACAAACTCCCGGAGGTATAGCAAAAAAAGAAACCACAATTAGTCCTGAAGCACAGGCACAAATTTCTGAAAAAGAAAAGATTGAATCTCTTAGTCTTGAAGAATTTAAAGCTGGCGTGAGAGATGGTACAATCACAAACTATGCAGGGGAATACTTTCAGCCTGATTATGCTGACGGCACTGACATCGTTGATTTCTACAATTTTGAAATTGCAGGCAAGCAACAAGAAGTAACAACTCCTTCAGGTGAAAAAATAACAGGGACAACAGAGCCTTCAGTACCATACGGTGTAGTTACTACAGAAGGTAAAAGACAGTTTACTCCTACTACTAAAGATGTAGAAAAAATGTCTAAAGAAGAGCTTGTATTTTCTGCAAAATCAAAGATTGCAGATTTAGTAGAAGGACAGATAAGTAAACGTCCGGGTTTTCAAAACGTAGACCCAGTGGGTACGACCAGAGTTGAAAACATACTTATTCAGAGAATATCTACTAATGAATTTATTCCTGTACTTCAAGATAGATTAAAAGAAATTGGAAGAGGTACAATACTAGAAGGTTCAGTATTTTTAGGAGCTTACCTAGATCCTACAAGTGATGGTAATATTTTTACTGACGTACTACCTCTGATGAGTCAAGGGGCTTCGTTATCGGAAGCTTTTGCTATGACTGAAAAAGACAGGCAAAAAAAGATAAATGAAATTCGTACTGATATGAATAAGTTTGGGATAAGACAATTGTCCGATACTATAAACTCAATGGTAAGAGAAACACTCAAAGAGCAGATGGATAATGGGGAAATATCACCAGAACGTTTTAAACAATTAACAGAAAAAACCACAGCAGATGGTACGACCTTGCCTTTAAGTTATGTTACTGAAGAGACTGCTCAAAATATGTTAGAAGTTGCATTTAAATCTCTGAGTAGCCCTGAACAATTTGCCTTAATAAATTTTGAAACATTTGGTGGTATGTTAAGTGCAGGAGCTATGGCATCTGCAACAGCAAAGACAGCAGGTAAGACTTTAATAAAAGATGTAAAAGACAAAATGGAAAAAACTCCAGCTTTAAAAAAGTTTGGAGTTGCTGGAGCTGCTTACCATTTAAAAACTACAGGGGCAATGAAAGAGATAAACTTGGGTGTTCTTAGAAGAGCGTTACACCAAGAGAAGAGTGACAGATACTTTTCAAGACTTGATAATACCATAGAAGATAATAGAACTAAGTTATCTCAGATGGCACTGCGGGGCGAAACAGGAAGCACAGATTTTAATATACTCCGTAATCAAACAGAGAAACTTGTAACACGTAGATTTAAAGAAAAAGTAGTAAACGGTCTTGGGGTGTTTGCTGGATCTCCTATAATAAAAGCCAACATCAAAGAATCGTTTCCTCTAGCCATTGCTCAGTATTATGGGGCTATGGCTTTTCAAGCAACAGGTATACCTTTTGTAGATTCAGAAGTTGATCAATTTGGTGGCGAAGCTTTAGGTGCATTAACCTATATTATGGGTGGTAGCTACCTTGTTAAAGGTGCTGGTTCAAAGCTGGGGGCAGGAGCTAGATTTGTTCTTAGCAGACCTATAGATGGTGCAGTAGGTAAAGGTCAAAGCTTTGGAAAGTTTTTAGAAACTAACAGAGTAACAACAGGATTCTTAAATTTAATAAATAAGAAATTAGGAAGAACATACGGCGGTCCTTTCGGTGCTAGTGAAAAACCACCTATAGGTGTACGAGGTTTGTTTAGTAATCGTACTTTAGAAGAGTATGATGCGTCTTTAATAAATGAAAGAGGATATGGACTAACAAGACAAGAAAGACAAAATGTAAATTATGTCCTTGAACTTGCAAGTGTTATGGATGATAAACATCTAATCAGAACTCTCGATACAATAACAAATTTATCTACTATGGAAGCTAAATTTGTAAACTCTTTTCCTGCAGAACTTCAAGATGAAGCTACAGAAGTATACAGAACAGGATTTAGTACGCAAAGTAGAATTAGTGGATTAGAAGCTGCTGGGGCTTTGGCAACAAACAAACTTAACTTGAGAAAATTAGCTAATTCAAAAAACATAAACACAATTATGGATATTGAAGACGAGAATAGAAAACTTGTCCGACAAAATATGTTAGCTATCAAAGGACTTAAAGATAAAATGTCTAGAAGTGGTGTTAACTTAGAAACGACTTCTGGTGCTATGGGTTTCTTAGATGCTATGGAGCAAGCTCAAATTAAATTTATGCAACGTATTGATAACAATCAGATACGTATGTTAAATAGTATTAGAAAAGCAAAAAGAATATACTTTGAAGATCCTACAATCAAAGTACCAGATGATATGCACGGTGAGATTTCTGATATTGAAAACCGTATAATAGAATCTCTAAGCCCTGAACAACAAAAAATGGTCGGAGAGGAAATTATTGAAATAGGAAGACAAGCTGAAGTTGTGTTTGAAAGAGCGGTAGATGTAAATCAATCTTTGATAACAAGAGCAGATAATTTAAAATCAATTCCTGCAGATAGTGCAAAGTATTTAGAGGGTGCTGGTCTTTTAGTTGAAGAGTTTGCAACTTCAAAACTAATAGGCAAAAGAAAATTTGCAGCTAGAGGTTTTAAGGACATAAGTCAATTAGCTGAAAGAAATAAAAAGTTTATTAATATGACAAGTGCCGTCGATGCAATGGCAAAGATGAATAAAGAAATGTCAGACATTAATAGATTATTTTCTGCAGAAGGATTATTCTTTTCTGGTTCACTAGGTAGAAGAAGCAGAGCTATTATGTCTAAGATGGCTAGAAGAGCTATGGATAACATACCAGACGATGTACGATCAGACTTAGAAAGCTTGGCTAGTCTAAAGCAGATAAAAGGACCTGATGGTAAACTTATAACAAACCCCGATTATATAAGTGACCAACCTACAGCATTTGATATCGCTCTACACTATGCTAAAAAATACGAAGATAACAATGTCCCTATGGAAGAAAGAAAGTTTACTCCTTTCTTAGCCACTCCGGGAGAACTAAACACAATGCACTCTGCATTTGTTGAACACGCTTATAAAATGGGTAATGAAAGTCTGGCCGCTCAGTATATATCTTATGGAGAAAAGTTAGATGATCTAGTTAAAAACCAAGCTAGAGAGTATTATAATCAATATAAAGAAGCTAAACAAATATATCAAAACGAATGGTTCGATAGAATAAGAGTCGGAGTTCTGAAAGATTTACTAAAAGCAAAACGTGGTCCTCAAAGAGCAGCAACTAAAATTACAGAAGAACGTGTTGCAAAATATGCTGGTATAGAAGACATCACCTTAGATGATGAGGGGCTAGGAATATTGACAAGTCAAACTGGATTTAGATTTGCGTGGGAAAACAAAGACCCTCTAACTGTTTTTAATCCTATTGTCAATAATTTAGATAAAGCTTTAAAAGGAGATATAGTAGCACAAGGATCAGTAAAAAAAGCATTTGAAGATCTAGCTTATAACTTTGGAGATAGAATAGCAGGTAAACCCGGATTCGATTTAACAACTCCTGAAGGCAATAGAAATTTTGAATTGGCATCAAAGATAATTTCTACGGTTATGAGAGCTAAATTTGCTAGTAAAGTAGTAGGTGATATTGACAGACTTAATTTAAATCCTAGATCAAAAGCTGTATTACAAAAGGAAACAGGTGGTTATGATTTTTCAGTATATCCTGATTTAGATATATTAAATGATAAGTTTAAATTTACTGTTAGAGAATTTGATAGAGATGGTAAAATAGTTGTTAGAGAAAAGAACGTACTAGACTTAGGCGATATTCTCACTGAACAAAAAGATATTGTCACTATGATGAATAAATATCCACCTTTACAACAAAAGTACCAGCAACTTGTAAAAGAGTTTGATGATCAAAAAGATATATTAACTAGAAAAGGTAAAACTGAAGATAAAATAGAGCAATTTATATTTAAGCAAGTTGAAGATGTAAGCAACATGAAAGGAGATCCAGTTAGATTTTATGACGAGTACGTTACGAGAGGAACTCCTGCTAAATTACAAAAGCTAAAAGATAAGTTAATGAAAGAATTAACAACAGATGCCGATGGAGTGACAGCAGTAAGTCCTAGTGAAAGAAAAGTATTTGAAAAAAATATAAATGAAGGAATAGCTAATCTTATAGCTAGAGGATCTATGGAAAATGCTGGAATTAAAAATGTTGGAGGACTATCAGATACAAGAGATTTAAACTTTACTGACATTGACGATTACATGGATCAAGGTGTTATGGACAAATATAAACATTTTAAACAAGATGAAACCATAGCTCAAAAAATAACATCAGGAGTTGGTGTTACAAAGCCTGCCATCAATGGGGGTTTTGTAACTACAAAATTTGTACAGAGTCCTGCTCAAATGTTAGATGATTTTAGAGATGCAGATAAAAATGCTATATTCAGAGAAGTCATGGACACAGATCACATGGAGTATTATGAAAACATGTTAGAATACATGACTATGATACAAAAAGGAGATTTCTCTCAAGTTAAACTAGAAGGATTGACTAGGGGCATTTCAACAAACGAAGCTATAAGTCGTGCTTTTAACTTAGCAAGGGGTATGGTTAGCCCAACTTACGTGGCCGCAGAATTTGCTGTTCGTATTGCTGAACAGGCAGGCATTAACTTATTAGGATTGGTTGCACAAGATAAAGAAGCGGGACGTATATTAGTTGATATATTTAAAGTAGGAGTAAAACCATCTCCTAGAGACATAGGTACTTTCTCTACTAAGTTAACAAACTTTGTATTTATGCAATTAAGTAGAGCAGGCTTAAAGCCACCAGAGTTTGTTCCTCAAAGTCACGAGGAATTAGAAGAAGCAACAAAACAAATGAAACGTCAATTTATTAATAGAGGAGCTAACGAATAATGAAAACTTACTACAATGGACCACGTAAAGGCATGATGTACGGTGGTGGTGCTACCATGAGAAAGCCTATGATGTATGGTGGCATGGCTAAGAAAGGCAAAAACATGCAAATGGGTGGCATGATGGACGAGAAGAACATAAAGCCCAACGCCAAATCAAACATGATGATGAGTTCAAATATGGGCATGATGTATGGTGGTCAAGCCAAACTAGACAAAAACAAAGATGGTAAGATATCAGGTAAAGACTTCAAGATGATGAAGTAGGTTTATCTCTCTTCCTAAGTATCTTACGACCTCTGAAGAAAACAATTGTATTGATAGTGGTGTTGATAGTTATGGCAACAACGAGCCAAGCTTCCCACCACTGCATCAAACGTACCTACCCGATTTATCCATGATCTCTTGTGCCATAGACTTCAGATACTTTATCAACTGAGTTACTTTATTTGTACCTTCATACATGGGAAGACCTAAGTTCATGGTCTTCTCAAATTCATTTGGATCTACTGCATCGTAGAGTATCTCAACATTTCCATCCTTATTAAGAAACGCTTCTAACGAGAACAGTTTCGCTTTCACCTTTGATTTCATTGATCGGCTCTAATTCACTTATAGGTAAGTTATAACAATCAGCTTTAAACGTAAAGCCGTTGCTTGGATCTACTTGACCTTTCTTATATCGAGTAGCTTTAGCGTAGTACTCTTGTTTACTAATGCTACCTAGTATCCAAGCTTTACTGAGATTGGTCAGTATCCTCACGAACACATAACTATCACAGTCTTGTTTTGTACCATGAGATGCAACCGAGCAATCATAGTTAGACTGTGGCTTAGTGTTACAACGTTTAGTCTTAACGTCGATACGATTCCCATCTTTCACTAAATCATAGTTATATGTATTTGCTTCAGTTGCCCCAATGATATCAGCTACGATTACCTCGCCTATCGCACCCACAATATTGCTAGTGCCACCTGTAATACTTCCCTGCAGAATGCCTACAGTAGAAGCTTTTTCCCTCGCATGACGCATGTAATCTTCGCTGATTGATACTTCGATCATTAGTTTGCACCTAAATCTACGATTTCGCAGGCATCTGCAGTGCAAGCCAATTCACGAGTACCGCTCGTGTTATCTTCCTTTTCATACTTAGAAAACTTAGTCCAATCCAAAGAAGCAGGCACACGGCTTTGCCACTCTAAATAGTCATCAGCTTCTATGTCTTGATAAGGAGCTTGTTGGTACGTATGATCGGCAAATGGAAGAAACGATACACCCGACGCTATATCAAAGTTATCGTACAACCACGCACCAACTTCCATCCATTCCTCTTCCTTTACAGTAATAGTTACAGACGGCTTGTGTTCGCACCAGTTAAGTGCATAGACTTTCCAAAGTTCTAGTTGTTCTATTGCACTCATCTCAGTTCTAGTGATAGCACCACTAGGAGATTTCATTGGAAAAGAAAACACGGTAACACTGTCAGGCTTCATAACGTCAGGCTCTGCAGGGATACCTTCTTCTTTCATAAATTGTGTTAAGGGATCTTTGTTATCCCCACGTACTGTTCTGATGTAGAAATCATTGTGTCTAGCATGAATACCCGATGCAGAATCAGTTAACTGAGACACAGTACCACTTGGCTTTACACAGGTAATAGCCGTACTTCTTGGTATACCGATAGCATCTGCATATTCTTTGTTAGTCTTTATTGCTACTTGTTTCATCTCTTGTAACCAAATCTTTGAATCAGTTGTCTTAGACAGTACATAATGATCCATGATACCAGTTAATGAAACACCAAGCAAGCGTTCTTCTTCAGTATTTGTTTTCCATATCTTACGTAGATACTTCAGATCTGTAAGAGTAGACTGAAATGTACCTAGCATTGTAGCAACACGTACCTTAGATTGAAGGCTCAGTAAATCATCGTTTTCACGTACGACCACTTCAGATAAGTTACAGAATTGATAAGGTCGGAGTATGATCTCACTACATGGGTTCGTACCCCACATGTGACCTGTCTGTCTTCTACCACTCTTAGCTACCTGATCGTCGGCAGCCTTACGATTGAACATGCCACGCTCACCTGACTTAGACTCGTACAGAGATAACCATTCTCTCATGTAAGTTTCCATAGCAGGCTTACCTTTGTAGGCTACAGAGTTATTTGCTAATGCTCTTTGACCATTGTTGTTCCACCACTCACCTGATTTAGCGTGAGCCATTTGATCATCATTTAGGTTAGATAGGCTAATCAAAGCAGATCGTCTTACACCACCTACAACTACAACCTCACCTACCTTGCACATGATATCGTGGCACTCAACAGGAAATAACTTTCTACCTGTAGCACCCTTGAATTTCTCAATAGTGAACTTAAATAAGTTAACCAACGGATCAGCACCTGATGCCCTGCCACCCATAACTTTCAATCTTGCACCCGCAGGTCGTACCTTTGATACATCCCATGATGGTATCATTCCTGAATAAAGTAAAGCCACAAGCTCACGATATGCTTTTGCCCACCCTGCTTTACTATCTTCCACAACAATAACAACTTCAGACTCTTGCATGTTCTCGCTGATTACAGGTAGCTTATCTACGTTCTCTCGCTCCACAGAGAAACCTACACCTGTACCGCACATAAGAATGTACATAGCTTCATCGAAACTACGTGGACTATCTACTGGTAGGTAGCTACAATTGTACCCACAAGTGTTATCTCTTTTGAGTGCATCTCCTGCAGTCATCATAGCTCTCATCGATGGCATAACTCTCAAGTCACTAATGTACTCGTGTATTATCTCTTTATCAACTCTGTCCATCTTGTAGTTATGTTTCTCTAACAAGGTTTGTTCCATGAAGTTTACATATCTTGAAACTGTCTCTAGCCAGTTCTCCCTTCTACCTTCATCATCCATCCACCTAGCATACCTAGACTTGTGTATAAACTCCTGATATGAAGTTGGTAACATATTAGACGCCATTATATTCTTCTCCTACTTTTGTTTCAATTAAACGGTTTAGATACCACCGTGCTTTTTCTAAATCTTCTACTCCATTCTTGTACTTGTATCTGCATATGTACTTCAAAATGTTGCCTTGAAGATATGTTTCAAATCCATCTCCTGTGACAGATTGAATTATGTCTATGGTTTCAATGCCTGCCTTATTATAGTGTGCAGGGCTATTGACCATATCTGTTTGTTCCTCTACTTCCTTAAGTCTCATCTTCATATATTCCAAATGTCTCATTACTGATCGTTACCAAAATCCACTTTAATTACATTCTCAGGAATGTCAAGCATTTCTCCTGTATCTTGTTGATATTCTACTTTGAGTTCTTTGGCCGCAAAGTTAAACTCTATCTCAGATTCCCCACAACGAAACACTTCATCACCTCGTCTACGTAGCAAAGCCATGACACCCTCGTGCATGATTGATGCAACAGAGTGATCATCAAATGTCTTGTACTTCTTGCCTGTCGTATCGTAGGCTACCAAGTGAAACTGATCATCAGGCATCTCAGATATGATTATGTAGTACTTGTCTTTCTCCAAAGACATAAGTGTGTTCATGTCATCTTTTTTCATTCTTGAGCCACTCCATAGGTATTGTTTTTTCTGCCCACCTATAATTGTGCTTAAGACACCAATCAGCGTAAGTGGTTTTACTTCCTTTGTAGATCTTGTTCCGTGCATTCATAAACACCATACGGATGTCTAACTCTTTATGTTGCTCTTTTATGAGAGCCATCTTAACTCTGTCTGCTTTATCAAACTCACCTTTAGCTTCGATGTATATGTTAGTTACAGGGATGTAGAAGTCAGGAGTGTAGGTACGTATCTTAGGTACGTATGTTATCTTCTTCTTCTCGTACTCAAATTTTATTTTATTATGTATCAGCTTTTTAGCTAGAGACAATTCAAAATTAGATCTGTATCCTGCGTTACGTTTAGCCACTATATTATCCCCTGTCGGATTTTCCAGTTCAATGATTCTAGGCGTTTGCTGATATACCCTGCCGTCTTCGGGGATTGTTTTTCTAGTATAGTAAGCTCGTCTAGAAGGGGATATATCGGCACACATAAAATCTTTCCGTAATTTAAACTGTAGTTAATTGTTTGGAATTCATTCTCCACTTTCACGATATCCCTAGCTTCTGTCTCAGGCGTCAACGCTCCTTTGTCAGAGAAGTTATCTTTCAAAGTTAACGGTATACCTCTGTCATGTTGCCTAAGAAATGTAATGTCTCTACCGCCACCAATACCTTTGTGGGACTCTATGTAAAGATGATACAAGTTCTCATTCAACTCAAGTAGCTTAGTTTCATAGTTGTCTACGTAGATTGCTGGCACTACAATTCTTTCTTCTTCAAGACATCATACCATATCTTAGGTGCAGTCTTAGCCTTTGATGTTACCTTCGGATACAATTGTGCTTTTGACCAACAATGTGATCTGTATCCACACATGCTACATATCTTAGGTAGCGTCTTGTTGCCTGTTCGTACATACTCGTTTTTTACTTTGTATGTCTCAAACTCAGACTTGTAAGGCTTAACGAACTCGTTGCTAGGGTCAAGTAATCTCTTTACTCGTACCTCTGCATCTTTCATATATTCTTTTCTATCTTCTTCTTGCCACTCAGGTGCTTCAACCATAGCTATCTCGCCACTTGACTTGTTGACAACTATCCACCCACCGAAAGGTAACCCTGTAGCTTCACCATACAGGTGACCTTGCATGACATAGCCAAATGGATCTTCTTCCTTTATCTTGTCATACCCACCATATCCTGTGTACTTAAACTTATATGCCCACTCGCTAGCTGACTTAACATCCCACACTTTATCTGTGCCTGACTCATCTCTTATGATAAGATCGAGTGTACCTGTAATTTTTTTACCTGCTATCTCTAGCTCAACTGATTTTTGTTTGTCTATGATTTCTACGTCAGCTTGTTCCATTATAAGTACGACCACTGATTCAACAAGGTCGCCAAACATAAAACGAAACAAGGCATTGTAGTCCATCTCTTCTTTGATGCCTTGCCTATCTAGCAATTGCTGACAGAGAGGTCTACCTAAGCCTGACATACGTATACTGAACTCTCGTTTCTTATTTAACTGCCTATCTACGGAGTCCTTGCATTCTTGTGCGAAGTCTTCAATAGCACTAGGGGAGATCGTGACTTCCCCCCTAGTTGCTTTTTGCATGTAGTCTTGGATTTTAAGCAGATTTAACATCGAAATCAGCCGACAAGTCCTGTTCCTCACTAGGAGAAATGAGTTTCTGAGCTTCTCTGAACTGATTAAGAACATTCTCATTGTGACCTTTGACAGTCTGTGAGAAATCTTTCATCAATGCCTTATCGTCTTCCGAGACTTGTACTTCCGAATGGAGAGTCGGAACTGGTACATAGTAGATAACTGAACCTGACTTGACCTTGCTTGTTGCCAACTTCATAACAACCTTTTGCATGATCTTCTTCTGCCTAGTTAAGCTCTCTATAAAATTGCTGATAGGTTTGAACCCTGATCTTTTGAAGTAGGATACGAAAGGTTTATCCTTGATCTCGACCTTAGTTCCATCAGCCTTTGCAAAGTCACCAGTTATTTGACCATAGATAACTTGGTTGCAAACTGCAGACCGTGACTTTACTTTAAGCGGGTCATCATCTTTAAGAAGTTCTTCTTCTTTAGCTGACAATCTACCACACTTATTCCCTGCTAGGGTGTCAGGGAATTCTCCTGCTAATGTTGGTTTTTGCACAGACTTACAAACAAATGTTTGTTGCTCCATGTCATATACGCTCCATTCAAATGTACGTAAGATAGGTCTTACAAGTACTTCTTTAGCGTAGATAAACTCACCATCGACAAACATCTTCCATGAGCCACGTGTAAGTGTTACACCATCATCTGTCTCTGTGTCATAGTTTATGTTTAGTCTAGGTAGTCCTACATTGCTTGTAGCTTTCGCTTGTCCTGTAAGTTCCATAAATGTAGATGTATCATCATCGTTAAATGCTGATACTAATTGATCCATTTCGTTTCCGATTACTAGTTCATTTGTTTCCATTTCATTTTCCTTTTTAGTTTTATTTAAAATGTAATTTGAGCTTACTATTTAATTTCAGTAAGGTCAAGCCAATTATTACCTATTTTTAATTCTATTCCTATTGGCATGTCGTACTCTAAGCCATACCTAGCTTTCGAGCCGTCAGAAATAGACAACATGGCTTCAGATAATACCTTTA